TGACTTGGCAATGCTTGACATCAGCACATTGCGATTCATGCCTTTGTATGCAGAGTCTGTGCCGCCACCATAGTAGAATTGGCCCCAGTCCAGGTTAGGGAAAAACATAAAGTCTGTCTGCACATATCCTTTGTCTGGACGGCCGGCAATGGGAGTACGCAAATGCACTTCACCAGCTTTTTTAACCCACTCTTTGGGATTGAGTTTGTGACTGATTGCCCATTGTGTCAGTCGGTTGGCCAGCTCTTCTTTGGAAATTTCATTGGCATCAACTGCCATGTCCATGTCGCCCGATGTAGGAGCCTTGCCAGTTGATCCTAACCACCGAGTGGGTTGATTGGTCACAGGGTCTCTATCTGAGGTAAAGTCCAGGCCAGTCAATTGTTCTAGCCATTGTACTGTGGCAGCAACATCGGCCTGATTTATTCGTTGAGTTAAAGGATTGCCATCAGCATCCTTGAAAACATTGCCGCCTTCTAGTAGATATTTCATGTTATTTCTGACCCATTTGTCTATTTTGGAATTGTACTTCGGCCGCTTTGTTTAATTTTTGTATTGAGACTGGATCAATTACTTCTTCATTGTCTGGTCCGCGCCATTTACGATCTGGGAAAGTGTAAATCCAGTTTACACCTGTTTTGTCTTTAATTACAATAGGTTTAGTTGTTGTGGTGGCAGCAGGTTTGGCTATAGTAGAGTTAGTTGCCACCGGAGTGGTAGCGCCTTGTCCGGACAACGGTGGTGCTGTAGAAGCAGGTGCTACAGGCGCAGGTGTGCTTGTTGGAGTCGTTGTGGCTGTCGGAGGAGACACTTTATCTAATGCATCAATCATCTGTTGTGAAACGGGTTTGCCTGCTGGAAAACTAATCCACTGGCCTGTGCCATTTTTACGCTGGAACTGTTGATTTTTCCATTGAACGGTAATCGGCGAATTATCAATAATTTGAAATTGTTGTAAGAATTTACTTCGTGGTACAGTCGCGGCAGCGGCAGAGGCAGCGGCAGTCTCAGGCGAGTTGGCTGTTATGGAGTCTGGACTAATTCCAGTTTTAGATGCCGCTGCCTTTATAGCTCGGGCAGCTAAATTATTACCTATATTTTTTAACACACCTTCGGCCACTGGCTTGAGTGTAATTTCATGAATCTGCATTGGTTCTCCTGACTGACCTTGAAAACTTACTGGGATCTTTTGTGCGGATTGCGTTGAGTAATTTTCGTGTGAGGTTTTCTGCCTGCTCAGGCGAAAACTCTGCTTCTATTTGTTCCAGCAATCTTGAGGCACTGGTAATAATACTGGCGGCCCTGTTTTCGATTATGATACGTTGATCTCGCTCCACATACATGGAGTCTAATTCTTCGAGAATACTTTTTGTTTTCTTTTGCATTACACAAGGGCCTTTTGATTATTTATTTAATTTTGGAAAGCTAGCGGGTAATTAAATACTGCCATGAACAGTTATTTTTGCGTATTGCCCTTTTATGGTTACGAAATTCCACATAATTCTTACGAAAACATCCATTGTTGTAGACTAGCACCTGGTACTGATATTGCTATTATACAGGATTCCATCCACAACAAGCAACGGAATACGGCATGCAACACCTGCTGGAAGTTGGAAGATGCTGGATTACCCAGCGAACGGCAACTGCACAATCAAGCATTTGATTTTTACCTGGATCGTGATCTAGACAAAATAGAACAAGATACCATTGATGGCCTGCACAGTCCCCAAATTGTCAAGTTAGCCACCAGCAACTTGTGCAATGGCACATGTGTCACCTGTGACAGTGGCAGTAGCAGTGCATGGGCCGCATTAGAAGGCAAAAAGATACAGTATCAAGTGATGCCCACAGATCAACTGGATAAAATTAACTGGGCAAAAACTCGTCAACTGTCATTAGTAGGCGGAGAGCCATTGCTGGAAAGAGTCAACTTTCAGATACTTCAACGCCTGATTGATCTGAGCAACACCAGTTGTTTTGTATCTGTTGTTACCAATGGATCATGCGAGTTAAATCCGCAACAACTTGATGTGTTGGCGCAATTTCCAAACCTGAATATTTGTGTCAGTATAGATGGCGTTGGCCCACGATTTGAATACATGCGGTATCCACTGAAATGGTCTTTGCTGGAACAAAATTTAAAACAGTTCAAACAAATTGCTCGATATCTTAGTGTAAGCTGTATGATATCAAATTTGAATATTGCTTACTATACAGAAATGATTGATTTTTTTAAGCAACATCAACTGAAATATTTGTGCAAACAGATAGATCATCCTGACTACTTTTCTCCAGGAAATCTATCTCCTGCTGCCCAACAAACGGTGTTAGAACTTAATCCCAGATACCATGATGAAATTCAAGGATTTTTTAATACTGGTCGTTATTCACCTGAGCTGTTTGCACAATGTCAAACTGAAATTGCAAGACAGGATCAATTAAAAAAGATCAACATTGTTGACTATGCGCCTGTGAATTTTGTTACCAGTATCTAGCATAAAATTCAGCCACTTCAGGAAAAGTGTTTTGGAAACTTTGATTTCTAATCTGATCAAACTGTTTGATGTGTGCTATTAACTGGTGTATTTGTTCAGGGTTCTCTTTCCAATTGCCAGGAATTAGATTTTGATACACACTTGATTGCATTGCATCCACATATTCCTGTGTGCAATTGCCTAATCGTTGAATACCAAATGCCAAGTGGCGAGTGTGGTTTACAACATCACCTTCTCTGTTGGTTATAAAGTTTTCTTTAAGCCAATATTCTAATTCGTTGATATAAAACAAATTGTATGTGCTTACGGTTTCTTCAACTAGAAACATAACATTGCTAGGAACTGTATCTCTTAGATGCAACATATTATCAATTACCTTGCTCCAGGTGGCTGGCCAACGCAAGTACTCAAATCGTGCTCCGATTCCATCAAGACTTATGTGCAATTTGACCAATTTTACTCGATCAATTAAATCATAGTTACGAGGATGAATTGGTTGTGTGCCATTTGTTTGAAAACACAAGGTAAGTTTTTGTTTGGCGTTAGGAACATTCTCCACTAACCATTTGACTACATCCCAGTGTGTCTGCCCCAGCAATGTTTCGCCACCGCAGAAAACCAACATCTGCAGATTACTTAGATCCAATTGCTCAAGTGCAGTGATAATCTCATTGTACTGTTTGGGAGCAAACACAGGTTGATCCCATTGACCATTGTCTTTAAGATGCTTTTGCCAAAAAGTACTGTATTTTGGACTACAAGTTCTACATGCTAAATTACAACTAATGTCAAACATTAAATCAATTCTAGCAGGGCCTGTTGGGCAGTCAGGAACCACTAGTCCATCATTCATGCCCAAACGAAAACTAATGTTCCTTGTGCTTTCTATATTTTTGCAGTTTTCACAACCAGGGTCCCATTTGTTTGCCTGATTTATTTTTCGTAAAGGCTCAAAGCCAGGATCATTCCAGAAATTGGTTCGTGTGTCTATTGGAATTTTTGAATTTCGCAGGCAACAATGTTGTGCTGTTGGTTCCTGGTCTTTTAAAGATAATTCTAATCCACCATGAATCATGGAACAATAAACACTTTTATTCATATCAACCTGTTTTGATCTTGCCCAGCAATTGTTTTAGTTTGGCGCTTTGTACATCACCGTCTACTTTGGCTGGTTGTTCCCACGCAGGAGTTCCAGTGGCTTTTTCCCATTTGGTAGAATTACCTTGGACTTCATCAGCAGCCTTGATTTGGCTTTTGGCCTTGATTGAGTCCATGATTGAACTTTGTGGTCGGTTGTGGCCTGCTTGGTCACCACCTTCATCAGTAATGCGCATTGTTTCAATGTTATACTCCAAATCAATTTTTTGACCAACGCCGGTCGAGCTTCGAGATTTCATACATTGTATCTGATACTTGCCACGCTCTTTCATGGCACGACTTGTAAAGATACCAAACACATTGTCTGCTGTGTTAATTTTACTGATACCACCTGAAATGTGGCTGTGATCAAATTCAATTTCTTCCACAGCACTACGATTCAACTGTGAAGCTGTGACCATTAACACTCCGAGCTCTTTGGCCAAGTTACGCAGTTCTTCTGACACATACTTGTCTTTGACAAACAAGTCGTTGGGGCTGACTTTGGCACTTACAGGCATCAGCAAGTCCAAGTAGTCAATCATCATAAAGTCTACTTTGATCCCTGTTTGGATCTGTACTTCTTTGATATAACTACGGATATCGTTGATATTGCTTTGTGCCGGCAAGGCTTTTACACGATACTGTCCTGACTTCTTGGCAACCAGTTTAACTTTGAGTTCTGTTGTGTCAATGTCTTTGCGTATGTCTTTGGTTGACATGTTGGTCAACATGGCGTCTGTACGCAAACTAGTAAGCTCTTCTGAAAGTTCTAGTGTAATGTAAACGCCACTGAGACCTTGTTGCAACCAGTTCAGAGCAATGTTCATCATGACCAGTGACTTGCCTGAGCCTGATCCACCTGCAAAGATGTTTAGTTCACCTCTACTGAAGCCGCCATACAACAGTCGATCCAGTTGAGTCCAGCCTGTGCTGACTTGTCCGCCTGAGTTAAAATACTTGTTGATACGACCACTAGGATCTGCAAAATAGTCTGTGCCCATGTCCTTAGTAAGTGATATTTGTACTGCATCTTTGATTAACTTTTCAACTGGATCATACTCGCCTTTTTCAAGCAAGTCTGCGGCTTTGAGAATTGCTCGCTCAAGTTCTTGCCGCTTGGTAAATGATTCAAACTCTTGCATAAACCAATCATAGTGTCCTTCATTCAAGTCAGGTACAGTTTGTAATGTTATATTGCATGCGGCCAAAATTTGGGTACGATCTGGCAGAGTCTTGTACTTGTCGCTGTGTTCTTTGATAAATTCTGCGGCCTTGCGTAGACTCCGATCAAAGTTTTCTGGGTTGTAGATATTTTGAATGCGCACATAGCTAGATGCGTCTTCTAACATCATTTCAAGAAACAAGCGTTGGACTTCAAGTCCGTATTCTTTTAACAAAATCCATTCCTTTTTAAAGTTGGTAACACAGATACATCAAAATAGTGACCATTGCCTGCAGGTCCGTGATGGCCTTGCCATTCAAATGGATCAAAGTCTGCTGGTTTATGGATGTTTAAGTTTGCACTATAATATGTGTTGTCGTGTAATATATACTTGGGGTTGGCAAGAGCATCAGGTAATACAAAGGCATACGGTGCCCAGTTTGTGTCTTTGAGAAATGGAACACTTAGATTTGTCACAATGTACTTGGCTTTTTTTGACTCCAGCCAAGTAGACAACAAAAATAATGTGTTTAATGCTTGCACTTCAGTCCAAGAACTATTTTCATAAATTACTAGGTCTTTAATGTCTCGCACTGGCATATTTACTAATCCAGTATGACAATCAATCTGAACCAACTCACTTTGCCAAGTATTAGTGTCAATATGTGTTGCATTATGCCTGGTATCTTTGAAATTGTCAAATACTGTGAGTCGTAACAGTGGAGGAATTCCAATTATAAAAAAATCATTTTCCCAATCATACTGACCTTGAAGGCCAATCAACATATGACATATACTTGTAAGACAGTTACCTGGCCAAGAACAATTAACAATAGACTTGGCACCAATGGCCGCCGCGGTCAATCCCCAAAAGCTATCTTTAGATTCAACACAGAAATTTGGAGTGGTGAAACTATCTCCAAACACCCAGAGTTTATTATATTGTTTGGTCATTTATCATTGATTCCTTGATTCGAGTTTCTACTTCTTTGTAATTGGTACACAATCTGCTGTATTCAAGTTTGGGATCATGCAATGCACCTTTTGATTCTGAAATGCAAAACTTGATATTGTCTATGTTTTGTTCAACATTGTTTATGTAACTTTCATAATGCACCACACTGTATGGCGTATTGGTCTTGTCTAAAAACTGTTTGGATTCAATATATTTTTTATAGGCTCTTATGCAATCATTTAAAAAATTCATATCGCACTCAAACAACACTGGGTCAGGATATACCTCAGTTGCTGAGTAATGAAATCGTTGTGTTACCTTTTGTGCATAGTATAAACTAATACAGCAATCAGTCAAATTGCTTCGCTCTGTAAGCACAACTAAATCAAATTTTCCATGATCTATTAGTCTTTTAAATTTAAAAAGTGGAAGATACACCAATTGTGTAGTCAAGTACTTGACCACGCAGTTGTTTTGATTGCTGACCCAGTGGTATGGATTTTTAGGGGACTCACCGAGTTCTGGTTCCACTAGATTATCTAATCCATACAAGTGTGACAATTGTTGTTGCAATACTGTTGTGCCTGACCTAGGCATTCCAAATACTAAGATTTTTTTAATTTCTTTTCCAACCATTTTTTTCTCATTTGAATTTTGATTTTGCTAGTTTCTCTAGACTGGAATATAGTTAGCATGGTTGCCAACTTACCAAACTCAATCACAGCATCGTTTACATCTTTGATATGATCTGGCCAGTTGGGTATGCTCACTGCCCATCCCAGTTCTAACGCACGATCAACCAGCTCTAGTCCAGCACGATCTTGATCAGGAATTACAGTAATTTGTTTTCCCAAACTACGAATTAGTCTTGCCTGGGCGTCACCAATGGTATTGTGCATTACTGCAAGGCCGCCTATTGACAGTGCATCAAATATGCCTTCCATTACCAACACATGCTCCCATTTATCATGTTGTAAGTCAGTGCCAAACACATAGCCTGGTTGACTATCTGAAATGTACTTGGGCTGTTTGTTGTCAAAAAATCTACAGGTATACCCTACGATTTTATTGTC